CACCTCCAGCAGTATACTGCAATACCTGTACCGTTGTACCCTGTATAAGTATCCCCACAGGCGTAATGGTGGTACCTGCGAGCGAATACGGGCCTGTACCCTGGAATGTTGCCTGATATGTTCCTATGTCCTTATTTGCCCCCGTAATGCTTATAGATTGCAGCCATACCAACCCCGACACGATAACCAATCCCCCAGCCGTACCATTGTCAATAACGAACTTAATCAGATGCACCTCCCTATCCAACTGCGACTGCAACATAAAAAGGTAGGAATAATCATCCAGTACCACCAACCCATCGGCTGAAATTGACCAATTCGCAACGTCGGGGCGGCTCTCTTGAAACCATGCGGAGTTGATATTGGTTACCTCCATTGAATTTACACTCACATTGAGCGTGCAAGTTCTTGCACAAGCAATCAGCGTGTCGGTATTCGCTATGGAATTGTATTTGTAGATGTTTAGCTTTTGGCCGGTTACTGGTGTCATATTATACGCAATTTATACCCATTGTTAAGTTTGATCCGCTAATCGTTATAGGTGTGTATATCCTTGCGCAAACGGATTGCCCCGGTGTCAAAGTTACAGGCCCAAACGCAACTCCATCACAACGGATATAGGAACCTGTCCAGTTCGACCCCGTGTTATTGGTGTACTGCTTACAAATCGGTGTAGGTGATGTAGCAGGATTATCAATCAGCGTGTAAGTCAATACCGCATTTGATACCTGCAAGGCAGTACCAGAAATCACATTTTTGGTGAAGTTGATGGAACAAGACCCCATAATAAAACGGGCAGCGTTTATACTTGCAAATGTAGTTGGGTCAACTACCCCGAAATTATGCAGCAGTCCTATGATGTAGTTCCCTGACTGATTGAATAAATTGTAAGCCGTGAAAGATATGTTAACCTGTGGAATTGATAGGATATTATACAACTGCGAGTACAGAAGATTGCCTAAATTGGCATAGGTTTCTGTTCCTCCGAATCTTTGATAGTTTCCTAATGGTGAACCGCCAAGGTCAAGACTTAACAATGTCTGTACCTGCGTTGTGCTATCCGCCGGGAATGGTAACCCTATTTTTGTAGTAAGTTCCTTTTTATACTGATTGGTTGATGTTTGATTGTAGAGCGTTCTTTGCTCTGCTATTGATGGCTTTGCAGTCTTTTTGATATTAGCTATAAATGCTTCATTGATACCGCCTGACTGCACCCTAAATCGTAAAGTAAGAAAGCCACCTGCTGGAACTGGAATGGTTGTTATTGTCCTGCTTTCCATTGATGTTCCGTTAATATCATCATCGTAAAAGTTGGCAGTAGTACTCCATATTGAATTACTACCTGACTTTTGATAATAGTAAACAAGTGAGCCGGTATCTACTTTAATCTCTACACGCATTGCACCTGTAACGGCTGCCTTTATTTGATACTTTATTTCAAGTATATCCCCTGCCCCAACATCTCCGCATGAATTTGCCGTTAAATCTGTTTGCGTTGTTCCTGCAATCATTGTGGCACCATTGATACCGCTATTGCTATTCATTACGAATGTTCCGCTTGTGCCGATTGTTCGTGTAAAGAAGTCAGGCACTCCGCTTGTAATGATAGCCATGTTTCCATTCATTACGCTATTGTCTGCATAATCAATAGGGCCGGCAAGTTCAATATATTGGTACCCCTTTGATATTGTTTTGTTCTGTGTATTTTCAATGAAGAAAAACGGAGTGAGTGCATCGCTTTGGTATGGTCTTATAGTTCTGTTAATGTTTACGGTGCTTAATGTGTCAGCCGTTAGTAAATTATCAGTCCTGAACACTCGTAGCGTATCGGATGCCCTTTCATTCACCGATGTAACCCACCATTCACCATTGGATTGATATATCTGTATTCCATGTGACTGGCAGATAGTTTCAATCACATCATAGCATGACTTGAAAGTATAGTCAGCGTTCATCCAAACAGAAGGCAGGATGTACGTTTGCCGGAGGTACGATTGTGCAGTATTTTGGAATTGTGCGTAATAGTTTACGGCACTATTAATGTAGAATGTTTCGGGTGTGCCAACGGCTGCGATGCAGTTCCTTATAATTTGTATCAGCGATTCGCCTGTGTTTATGTTTGCGCTTGTAAATCCGTATGGCGCAGATTTCATTATACCAAGTCCATCAACACAAATGATGTTAACGAAGTTTCTGCCCGTTGTGAATGGTATTGATAGCGTGTCCATCAATACGAACCCCTGCCATACAAAATATGTAGTTCCGTTTGCGTATAATTTAACGTAGTATTTTTTGCTGTCCGTTGTAAGAAAGTCAGGCAGCGGCCCAGCAAAGTCCGTGAAATCTGCTTGTATAGTCAGCGTTGTTGGTAGTACAGGTTGAAATGGGTCATCACCGGAAGCAAGGCAATCAAGTACAAATGGGTCTGCCCCCGTGTTCACGTTGTACGTTGTGCCTACATAATCATTTTCCCAAATTTCAGCAGTATAGGTTAACCCTGATTTGCTGATAGCGGAAAATATGTATTTCTTACCGTATGGCATAGGTTAGGTTGTTAATGCTCTGAATGTGTTTGTCCTTTGCTGACTTAACCAAATGTCCTGACCGGATATCCTTCCCTCCACTATCACCCTGCTATTACCCCCTCCCATTTGTGCAGCCGATGCGATAATGGACCGCATCTGATCGGGTCGTACAATATGCTCCGTGCCGTGTAACATTACCGGATACCCCGACTTCGGGCCGGATACGGTGCCGCCTTCGGAGAAACCGAGCATCTTGCCGAACATCTTAAGGAATCCACCGCCTTTGGCAGCACCACCAGCAGCTGCACCGCCCCCAGTAACGGCAGAAAGTATCGCTTGAAATATGGCCGCTTTCGCTGCCGCAAGTGCTATGTCTAATGCTAACCGCTTAAACATATCCCCCAATGCTTGCCCAATATTCTGACCGTTTGCCATAGCGTTAACAAGTCCTGTAAGACTATTCATAGCTACATCAGTAAGACCGTTGGCAATAGCCATGTTTTGATTTCGTTGGTCTTGTAGTTCCGATTGCCTTAACAATACCTGGTTGAGTGCAGCGTTCCCATCGGTAGTAAGTTTAAGATTGGTCAAGTCTTTCGCCTTATCTCTTTCCGGCATAACCGTACCTAATGCGCCCTGACCTGTAGCACGAATACGGGCATCCCGTAATCTGCCGAAGATGGCGATTTGTTCTTCAAGTGCTTTATTTAATTCTTTGGCATCTGTTACAGGTGTTTTACCATTTCCCACTCCCGTTGCTTTTTCTCTTGATCCTGCTAATCCTTTTTCAATGCCTATTGCCTGTTGTATTAATTTATTTCCTTCTGCATTTAACCTGCTTACTGCATCTGTTGATTCAATCGTTCTTCTTTTGAATATATCTATTGCAGTTGCACCCGTGAAAAAACTCTTTACTAATTCCTTAAATGATTCACCATCCACATCAAATGTCGCTAATTCACCACTAACAATTTTTGCAGAGTTTTTCGCTGCTTCACCATACATTACTTGTGCCTGTGTTCTTAACATCAGGGCCTTAATAACCTTTTCTGTATTGGCTGCAAGTAATTTTTCTGCTTCTTCTAATGATGTAGCATATCCAATAGTTGCACCTAACTTGTCATTGTATTCTTCAAGTGCTTTAGTCTTACTCATTGCACCACCACGGGCAGTATCAAAAGCAGTCTTAACTTCTTGAAGACTGGTGTAAAAATTAGTTAGGTTTTTTGTTACTTCTTTTGTTGTTTCATTGCTATCCTTACTTCCCCTTGTCCAATTCGATAACCCTATTTGAGCAAATGATAACCCTGCCACCAACGCACTGAAAGCAAGTCCAGCAGCACCAGCAGCCGGCACCAACTGCGTTAAGTTGTTTGAGATAGCATTAAAACCATACGGCAAATCCTGTATAACACGGCTGATACCTGTGAAGTCTTTACCCATCTTCACCACCTTACCGCCTGTGGCACCGGCAGCAGAGGAAACATTGTCCAGCGAGTTCACCGTCTGCGACATCGCTGCGAGTGCCTGCTTATTATCTGCCGTTATCGTTATCCGTAAGTTTTCCTGTGCCATCGCTTATAGTGCTTGTGAAAGTTTCTTCATGTTTTCGATGAATTGCTCCTGCGTTAATTTCTCCCCCCTATCAGGTATCTCATCCGTTGACAAAGGTAAGAACTCTGTTATATCTTTTCTGCCCTTCGTTTCCGTGTTAGTGCAGTAGATTACGTACGCTATCAATCTTGTCCTTTGCCACTCTGCCAACTGCCTCGCCTCATACCCTTTCCTATACAATAAAAATTCTCGCCAAGTAAGCCGCCAAAACTGCTCAATCGTTAGGCCAACTTCCAAGGCGAGAACTATAATCTCATCCCAAGTCTTTTCTCTTAACTTTTTTTTTCCTCTTGCGCCTCCTTATCAGCAGGTATATCAGGAATCATGGACTTTATGGTGTAGTTCACAAACCCTGCAATCGCAGCACCATTAGCACCCCCCGATTCATCAATGTACTTTGCAGCAGTACGCTCATCAATCACCGTTCCAGCGCTCTCCGATGCCGCCTGTACCATTGTGATTATGTGCTTGAAAGCAAACACCTCCCCATCGTACAACTGCATAA